GCATTAACAGCAAACGCTGCCACCAGGCCGGGGGTAGGCGTGGTGGCAGCGTTCACAGGTTCGGTTGTCACAGAGAGACGAGAGTCGTCGCGAGCCGCACACCAGTTGCTGCGTTCGCTCCATTCAGAATTCTCGATCGTACGTATCGAGCCGACACACGGGATTCGATCTGCTGGATTGATCCGACGCTGTTGTATGTCTGAGCCGTCGGGGCGTCTGCGAACCAGATCGCACCGTCCCACGACTGATCGACTCGAAGTGAAGCGCCGGTCGTGTCTCCGATCATGGCCGCTCGGATTACCGCCCAGTTGTGGTTAGCTCCGAGGTCGAGCGTTGACCCTACGATCGCGGCTGTGGCTGCCAGTGTCGAACCACCTGAGGGGGTTTCGAGGAAGGTCAGCACGTTGTGCACGTCGATCGAGTTACCTTCACCGCGCAGGGTCAGGTTCGTGAGCAACATGCTTGCCTGAGCTACACCGCCGTTCACGAACCGAAGTCGATTGAACCGCTGGTGCACCGGCCAGTCGAACGTGTGCGGCAGACCGTCAGCAGGTACTGGTACGCGGCGCTCACCCCAGACCAGCCCGTCTGACGACTCTTCGAAGATCAGGTGGCCTGCGCCGACCCGGTTACCGGTCGCATGAGTAACGGTCGGCCGGACGCGGGTAGGCCATGTCTGAGGATCGGCCCCGTTGTCGACCACCGGCTGCGCGTATACACCGTTAGCGGACAGGGGCGTGATAGTGAGGTCTGCCGCGCCCGTGACCGTACGTACCGCGCTGTCGAACGACTCAGCCACGGGTCAGACCTTCGGGGTGTTCGGGTTGTCGACGGCGAACCCGAACACGGCACGCGCGACTGCGTATCCTGCCAGCAGCGGCACCAGCACCGGGCTCAGGTCGAATGCGGGGCTCGCGAAGTCGACTGCCTGCGCGATCGCGGCAGCGCCGCCGATCACGTCGAGCGTGGTGCGAACGATCTTCCGCGCCTGCGGGTTCTCGATCACCACATTCGGGGTCGGGGCGGCAGCGATGTGCTGCCCCGCGTTGGTGTTCTCAGTCATGGCCTGATCCTTTCTCAGTGCCCGCAGCTGCGCGCGGGTCATGGGTTTCTTCATGCGGGTCGATCCCTTCCGAAATCAGCAGCTTTTCGAGCCGCTTGATCCGATCTTCTTTGGCGCTCAGTGTCCCGTTCGTCTGAGTGCGAACGGTGTCCACCTTCTCATTCAGCTTGCCGAGCCCGTACGCCACGACGGCGAACGCGCTGACCATGCCGAGGATCTGACTGATTGCGCTGATCAGCGTAGCGGTCGCGTCGGGGCGCAGGTGAATGATCAGGATGATACCCACCACACCCACCAGCGCGATCGACGCAAATGCGAGGAATACAACGGTGCGATTCATGGTCGACACCCTACGCGAACGACAGACGCGGAACGTCGATTTGGAACGACTCACCGACTGCCAGGCCGCCCAGCGCCCACGTGAACACCACGAACTGCGCCCAACGCGGCGTCGGCTGGTAGTAGCGCGACGGCTGGTTGTAGGTAGTCCACGAGCCGGCGGCGGCATTCAGTGTAGAAGTCCACAGGGAATTTCCACGCGGCGATCCGGTATGCGAGATCATGAACGCTTCGTGGATCACCGACGCGGCGCCCTTTTTGTAGTTGAACTGCCACAGCAGACGCGCCAGCCGAACCGGCACCGTAAGCGACAGTTCCTGAGCGCCCGCAGCCGTCTTCGTGACGATCAGCGACTGGACACCCTTGAGCTTGTCGTTCGACAGCGCGATCGCGCCGCCCGTGCCCGACAGCGCCCACTGGTCGCGCATGGCGGCAGCGGTCGACGTGGCGAACGTGGGGTCGCGCAGCTCACCCGTTTCGGACGTGTGCAGCCGCATAGCCACGTTGTTGAACGTGCCCGTCTTCTCGATGATCAGCTGGCCCGCACCTGCGAGCCACGTGTCGAATTCGGTAGCCGAGCCGCCGACGTGACCGCCGTCCATCACGACGACACCCGTCGCCAGCGACACCTGGAACACAGCCGGGAACGAACCGCCGACCGGGTTCATGCCGGTTACCTTTCCGCTACCGCCCCACGTGATTGCAGCGCCGTTCGGGGTAGCCGACAGGCGGAAGGACTGTCGGGTGACATTCAGCACGTAGTACGTGGTGCCCGCCGTGATACCCGTGAGCCCTGCGCCGATCGTGGTGAATTTCACCGCGTCGCCATCCTTGAACCGGTCGCGAACGTTGTCGGCCCAGTACGCGGTGTCACCCGCACGGAAGTCGTATTCGTCGGTGTTGCCGCCACCCTGGTTACGGAACAGCCAGCGCGTGTCGCTCAGCTTGATATACCCGCTGCCGGTCATTTCGAACCACGGTGCGTACGGCGACGACAGTTCGATGTGGCAGTTTTCGAAGAACATCGAGCCGTTGGACATGTACACGATTTGACGCAGCACGTACGAGAACGAACACACCTCGAAGTGCATCGACTGTCCCGACGTGTCGTACACGGCGGTGCCGCTGCCGGTCAGGTCGCAGTCGGTGAACACGAGGCGCTCACCCGAATCGTTACCGACCAGGTGCCGGATGCCGATTCGGTTGTGCGCGAAGTTGCATGTGATGAACGAATCCATGTAGGCGTGCATACCGAAGTCGATACCCACGTCGCATTTGGTGACCGTGCAGTTACGCATGGTGCCGTGGGCGACCTTGTAGCCCGGGCGATCGCTGGCGATACGCACACCGTGCACCAGGCCGTCACCCCAGACGACGACGCCCTCGAAGCGGTGGCGGCGCTGGCGAATGGGCGACCCGATATCGACGTTAGGGTCCGACGAATACCATTCCCACATGAACGTACCCGGGGTCATCGTCGATCGGGGGTTCATTTCACCGCCATACGAAAGCACGGTGACCTTCGCCATATCGCGGCGCACCGTCTTCTCGAACTTGTAGAACCCGTTCAAGATCAGCGGCACCCCACGCAGCGCAGCTGCGTCGTGCGCCTGCTGAATCAGGTCCGCGTCCTTACCGAGTCCGAGCAGGCCGTACTTCTCGGGGTATTCGCCGATGATCTGCGCTGCACCCTCGGCGCGACCCGCAGCCACCTCGGCGCGCTGTGCAGCCTCAGCTGCGTCGTCGCGCGCCTGTTCCGCAATCTCACGAATTTCCTGAATGTCTTCGAGCGAAAGCTCGAGCGCTTCGCTGATCTTCGCCACCCACGCGTTAAACCACGCGGTGAAATCCACCTCCCATTTGGCCAGGTGGTTATCCCAGCGCTTCGCCCACGGGATCAATTCGTCGCGACCCCACGTGCGAATTGCTTCGAGGATGAAATCGCGATTCTGCCCGTCGGCGTGGCCGAACGGCGTCGCGGTGCCCAGCATGGGCGACGACAGCTGGACCGACGTCGGCAGCGGCCGAGGGGCGTCTTCGGGGATGAACGGCGGAAAAGTGAAGTCGACAGGCGTCGGCGCTTCGGGTGCGGGAATCGTCATGGCCGGATACTACCAGCCATACCCATAACCCCTACCGACCCACGACCCGGGATAATCACGCTCATTCTCAGACCGATCGAACACCCCGAGGAATAGCGATTCGAAGCTATTCAAGAACTGCTCGTCGTAGTTCTCGAACGATTCCCGCTGTTCACTCAACAGCTGCATGATCGACTGACCCGACCGCCCCTTCTCGGTGCGCTCTGACGTACGCTCATCCTTCGCCGTCGTCGAACCCGTCTTGTGATCCTCAGACGCCCCGTCGCTATTCGTCGTACCTTCACCGGTCACGTTCCCGGCAGACAGGCTGTCGACCGCACCCGACGCATAATCGAGCGATCCCGACAGCTGACCCTGGGGGTAGTCCGATTGCGCGTCACGACCCTTTGCGTTGGTGTCGGTTTTATCGTTCGACTTCACTTCACCCGTCGAGCTCGCGATGGTATCGGCTTTCTCTGTGGTCGACGATTCCCCGAGGGACGTATCGCTGACGACCAGGCTGACCGTATCGAGCGGCAGGTCAACCGCTACCGAGCGATACAGCCGCGCCAGGGTCGACGTAGCCCCCATGTGCAGTGCACCCCAGCGGCGCACCGCCAGCCCGAACTGATCCGGGGTGTCGTACCCAAGCCGCCGCGACCGGAAACGATCGAGGATCAGCGACAGCTGCACCGGCGCGTAGGCCGGGTGGAACGGCGGCAGCTTATCGAGGTAGAAAGCCGAGTCGAGCGGTGGGGTGTAGTCACGGTGCCACGTCAGGCGCGAAAGGATCATCGGCGGGACGGCGATCGAGCCGCCGCCTACTGCGATAGCCACACCTGGGAATTCGTAAGCGTCGATCGTGTACCCGCTGAAACGGAGCGAATCTTCGAGGGTCATAGGGGTCGCGGTCATGGCCCGAATCCTAGTACGACACGCCGTTAAGCGGCGTGTTCGAAACGTCTCGCCCTATATCCGACAGCGATTCATACACGGTCACACCTGCGTCGAAAGCCGCCGCGATCTGCGCCCGAGCTTCATCCGGCATATTGCCGAGAATCTGCGCGTCGGTCGTTTTCCAGTAGCTGTATGCGCTCATCACATTCAGCTGCGACGGCTGGAAAGCGCGACCGATCGAGTACCCATACCGCCGCCACTGAGACAGCAGCTGCTGGACGTGATCGAAAGCCGGTGCCATGACGATTACTCGGAAAGCCTGACCGGTCACGGCGCGCCAGGCCGAAGCCATAGCAGCGCCTACACCGCGACCGCTTACCGCTTCGAGCCCCTGTAGCCATGCGCGGAAACTCATCGTGCTGAATGCCCCGTTATTCGCCAGCTGGTAGGAAAGAATATCGAGCGAACCGCCGAGGGCAATGTCGAGCAAATCCAGGCTGTTATTCGACGACACGCCAGCCGTGACAGCTGCGCTACCACCGCCGACGACAGCGCCCGCGACAGCGCCCCACGGGCCACCGCCTGCCAGCCCTGCCAGGGCTGCGCCGCCACCTGCTTGCAAGACGCTTTGCACGCCGATAATGCCTGCGTTCATTCCGACTTTCGTGGTTTCGGAATGCCGAGCCAACATGTTGTTGTATTCGGCTGCTTCACGGCTAGCCATGTTGGTAAACGCGGAATTGGCCGGGGCGAGGGTTGCGGATGCCGTCGAGCCAGCTGCGCGACCATAACCATTAGTCACCATTCCAGGTGAACCGCCGGCTACGAGCGTTGTACCCATTTGGTCGGTCATTTCGTTGTAATCGACGGTCAGTCTGATCGAATTCTCACCGTGCGCCATGCCGGTTCGTGCGTGGATATTCACGCCGTCTGTCTGCATGAAAGACGGATCGTATTCCGTCGCACTGTCACCGGTCCCGACGATGATTTTCACGTGAGCGCCGGTAATCAGCTTTCGATATCCCTCAGCGCCGACAGCTGCTAGGTACTGATCGCGCCACCCTGCGAGAACGGTCGCGTCGTACACACCCGTTGTGATTTCCGCTTCAAAATGCGGGATACCAGCTGCCACGGTCCACATGGGATCGGTCGCGGTACGAGGGCCGCGCTCGCTCACGTCGATCGAACCGCCACCGCCGCTCGCAGGGTTGCTCAGCGCCCAGTTCGGAACGTAGCGAACCGACACGATACCTTCGATCACCCACGAAGCCGACTGCATGACCCGTACCCAGTTGGACCACCCGACAGGGGTGAACAGGTACGCCCCACCGCCCTGCGCTACCCCGTCGATTCTCGACACGGGCGACGGGGCGACAACCGGCACGTACACGCTGTCGGCGGTCGGTGACCACGGGTAATCGACATGAAAGTCGCTTTGCAGGTAGCCGTGGTGCCCGCCCGGTTCCTCACCTGTCGGGTAGTAATCGTCGTAAATATCGCTATCCATGAGCAGCGGGGCCTGAGCGGCTTTGTAAGCCCGCCGTTCGGCGTCGATAATTCTCAGCTGCTCGACGTGGGGCTCGAAGTAATACGGGGCCGTAGACACCCCTCGAAGATCGTTCGACGACACCACGAGCACCGTCCAGTCGTTCACGTTCGACGACAGCACGTCGACCGCCATGACCCCGGCAGCGGGCGGGGCTGCGATCGGCTCGGGGGCCTGGCAGTAGCGGTTACCGTACGTGTCGTCCTTACCCGCAGCTACGCCCGCGTGCGCAGTGTTGACCATCGAGTACCCCAGCGTGTACGGGTACGTCGCGAACGGGTCGACCGACGTACGGAATTCGACACTGCGGGCGCTGCGCCATACGAATTCGTCGATGATCAGATACCACGACTGCGACCCCATGACGACTCGGGCGTAGTTGAACCCCATGACCGCGTTAACGGTCGTATCGAGCTTGAAACCGGGTCGCGGATCGAGCGTCTGAATCTGTTGCACCAGCGCCCGCCCCGAGGCGACCTCGGCGTCGATGTAGGCGTCATACGCAGCCCGTCGTCGAGCCACTGTTTTCCTGGTCGAGCTGACGGGTGCGCTGACCAGTGTCACGGTCGCGAATGGGACTCCCGTGTAGTTGTGGTCGGTTCCGGCGCTGGTTACGGCTGCGGGCAGATCGTCAATGTTCGGCATAGCCGGATTCTACACTCTCAGGAAACACTCAGGTTCGTGCGAGAATGTGACCACGGCAACAAGGCCACGAACACAGAAAAGAGAACCATTATGGGATTCAAGACCCCCGCCGCTCCCCGCACGCTCAAGCTGCCCGTGATCGGCTCGACCGTCACTGGCATCGTTCACAGCGTCGACGAAGAGATGCAGATGACGTTCGACGCGAACAACCGCCCGAACGGCCCCCGCTTCGACGAGAACGGGCACGTCGTGCTCGGGACCGTCGTCGTGATCGCCGCGCTCGACGACAAGGGCAACCCGACGCCGAACCTCGGCAAGCTGCGGATCGGTGACGCGATCTTCACCGACGACCGGGGCAAGCCCAACGGCATGGAAACCACCAGCGGGCTCAAAGTCGCGATCCAGGAAGCCCTGGGCGACGATGACCTCGACGTCGGCGACCTGATCACCGTCCAGTACATCGCGGATGAGCCGACCGAGAACCCCGCGCTGAGCGGGGCGAAGGTCTACGCCGTCACGGTCAAGAAGTCGGCCTGACAGCCATGCCCCGCCCCTCACGCGGGGTTGACAACGGAAGCGCCCCGGCACCCTCAGCCGGGGCGCTTCCGCCGTCGTACACCCCCAAAATCGCCATGTACGCTCCCGGCCCGTTCCTCGACGAACAGGTCGTCGCCCCAAGCACTGAGAAATGGATGAACACGCGAACCTACATCGTTCGCGACCGCACCACGCGCCAGGAATACCGAGCGCTGCGCATTCTCGACCACGGGCAGCAGTTCGTCGGGTACTGGGCGATCGAGCTAATGCCCGCCCCACTCGACCTCGGCAGCCGCTTCGAAGGTGATCGAGAAGACAGTATCGACGACTTCCGGCAGTCCGAGCAGCAGAAAGCCCGCGACCTGTACCGCCGACAGCACGGACGGCACCATGACTAACCTCGACCTACACGTCGAATTGTTCGAATGGTACGACTACCGCCCCATCCGAGCCCGTAACGGTCTATGGAATTTCGTCGCCGGACCGCGCTCGATCGGCAAGACGTACGGCAAGAAAGACGAGCAGATCCGTAAAGCCATTCGAACCCGCCGTGCGTTCATGTGGCTGCGCCGGAACCTCACCGAACTGCGACCGGCCAAATCGGGTTTCTTCGACGCGATCGCTGACGAATTCCCTCTGTACCGATTCCGCGTCATGGGCGACGACGGTCAGGTGCAAATGGACGGTGAAACGTGGGTGACCATCGTCAAATTCGCTGCCCTCTCGACTGCCTATCAGCTGAAAGGTACTGAATTCCCCGTCGTCGATGAAATCGTGTACGACGAATGCTTCGCTGAGCCGAAGGAAAACGGCGAACCCGGTACATACCTGCCGGATGAAGTCGAGAAACTGCGCAACCTGTGGATTACCGTCAACCGAAAGCGGAAAGACAAAAACGGCCGCGCGAAGACGAAAATCTATCTGCTCGGAAACGTCACGGCATTCGATAACCCGTACTTCCTCGAATTCGGGTTCACCCCCGAACGCGAATGGCAGCGCAACGGCGACGTTGTGTTGCACCTGGTCGACGCCGCGAAATACTCGCAGGGCGTCGAAGAAACCATGTACGGAACCGCCCTCGGCACCGTCGCACGCGACTACGCAGCTGGTAAGTATTTCCGCCACGACGCGGGCCTGTACGTCGATGAGCGCCCCGCCGACTCGAAGCCGTTCGCCACACTGGTTACCATGCGCGGCACTTTCGGGCTGTGGGAATCGACGGACTACTCGGGTATGTACGTCACAGCGGGTCCGCTCGCAGCGCCAGAGGCACCAGTCGTCGCGTTCGAGCCCCTGGCCGTACGCCCGGGGGTAGTGCTCGCAGACCTACAGCACTTCATTCGATCGACTGCACGTCGCCACTACCGGCGCGGTTCGATGTTTCTCGTTACCGCAGCCGCTTCACCAGCCCGTCAGGCACTAGCGAAATAGAGACACTGTGGCCCGCCCTACCGACCCCGTAAAGCTCGCAGAACTGCGAGCCCGCCAGGCTGCCAATTCGCGCGCCTACCGCGCCCGTAAAGCCGCTGAGCGCGCAGCTGAGCCGCCCGGAACCCCCGGCAACCGGGGAAACGAACCCGCCCCGCGTCGCCGCGCGCAGCCGTCCAGTGAAGACGCGGTGCGTGCGGCACACGATCAGAAAGCGGCAGCAGCAGCCCGCCGTAACGAAGCGATCGGCGGTCGCTACGAAATCATCGACGGTAAGCCGACCCGTATCGGCGGGCTGACCTCGGCGCGAAACCCCGCCGTGAAAATCCACGTGCCGTTCCAGCCCGATCGAGCGCCCGCCGCCATGCCCGACACTGCCGCAAAGCGTCGAGCCCGGATCAAAGCCATTCGCGACCGCACCGCAGCTGAAAAGCTCGAGAACATCGGGCGGGCGCGGAAAGCCCACTACAGCGACATACTCGCGAACGATCCGCGCGCCGATCAGATCAGGAAGAACCTAAACGCCGAGCAGCTGGCGCGCGTGAACGCGGTGTCGAAGCGAATCAAGAAAGCGTCGCAACAGACGCTGGCGATCTACCTGACGTACGAGGGTGGTGAGGGTGAGCTACAGGCAGCCCTACAGCAGCTGTCGTACCCCGGGTCAGACGGGGGTGACATCGAAGACAACCTGTCACGCCTAGAAAACATCGCAGACACGCTCGATCGGGCCGAATCGCTGTACGGCCCCAAAGCCGCTGGCCGACTTCGAATCTGACGGTACGGGCGCTGACACCCGGCCCCGCACGATCGCTGAAACACTGTTAATGAAATCTTCACAGTCTGCTACGCTGGGGTCATGGATTACATTCACCTGTTGAACGAATGCCCCGTGACCTATGTGTACTCGACGTGGTACCGCGAATGGTGCTGGGAGGTGTATACCCCATGGGGTGAAATTCTCACGCTCAGCGACCAGCACACGGCGTACGAGGTGCGTCGCATGGCTGTGAACCAGTGGCGGGAGAACCGTAATGCCGACCTCACGTTCTAAGCCTGTCGAAACCGCCGGCCCCCGTGGCTACATGGCCATGCTGACCCGGCTGATCCGCCGTGCGGGTCAGCGGGCAGCTGACGGGGATGAAATCGAGCTGCGTGAGCTGCTGGCCCTCGAAGCTACCTACCGTCAGGCAGTGCAGACCGCTGTCGACGGTATCCGAGCCCGTGGCAATTCGTGGGCGTACATCGCTGAGGCGACCGGCACCAGCCGTGAAGCCGCTTACCAGAAATGGGGCAAGAAAAAATGAGCATGGTTGACCCTGACCGTTACGTAGGTACGGTCGCTGAAGTGCGAGCGAAGCTCGACCGGTTCGCGAACGACGATGAACCGCTGTACCTCACGGGCGGCGACGGGTGCGACACAGCGGTACTGCATACCGCTGATTTCATCCCTATCGTGTCGTCTGAGCCGCTCATGCCCGGTATTCCCCCGCATGGGGAGAAGGAACTGTAATGGTCGACACGATTCTCGCCAGCGTCCTAATGGTCGGCGGAATGGTGTGGCTCATCGTCGCCGTACGGCTCGAATGGCGACGCAACCGGTGAGCGACTACGACGACGGCCCGATCAAGGATGACTTGTGGTACGCCGACGACTTCGAAACCACGACCTACCTGGACCCGGTTAACGGTCGGGTCCGGGTGTGGTCGTGGGCGATCGCTCCCGTCGATTCTGACGTGATCTATCGCGGCACGACGATTGAGTCGTACGTCGAGAAAGCCGCCGAACTGGGCGGCATTCACTGGTTTCATAACCTGCGGTTCGACGTGGCTTTTCACGACGCATACCTGCTGTCGAAAGCGTTTGGGCTCGGGATGTTCTCGGGTCGCTGGTCGAAGCGTCAGACGCCGGTAGGGGCTTTCTCAGCCCTCATTGGCGACACCGGCGCCCATTATTCGCGATACGTGAAGCTGCGCGACGGGCGCACATACGAACTGCGAGACAGCGCGAAGAAATACCCCGCGACGACGGTAGCCATGCTGGCAAGCATGTACGGGGCCCCCGTCCCGAAAGGTGAAATCGACTACAACAAAGTGCGCCCCGAGGGCTACCAGCCGACCGCTGAGGAATGGGAATACCAAGACGGCGACGTGATTATCCTGCGCGCCGCTTTGCGCGTTACGCGCGCAGCTGGCGCACTAGGGCTCACGGTCGGCGGCGACGCGCTCACCGAATTCAAGTCGCTTATGCGACAGGGGAAATTCCGACAGCTGTTCCCGGTGCTCGATCGCGACCTAGACGATTATGTGCGTCGAGCGCTTCGAGGCGGGTGGACATTCGTCAACCCGATCCACCAGGCGAAAATCCTCGAGTGTGAAGGTGAGGTCTACGACGTCAATAGCATGTACCCCGCCGTCATGCGTGATTCGTCGTACCCCGTGGGGGTGCCCGTGCTGCTGGCACCCGGTCAGACTGAGCTACAGGGCTACCCCCACGTCATGTACGGGGCCGTTCTCGACGCGCAGCTGAAACCCGGTCGGCTGCCTATGATTCAGATTCGCGGCGACGCTCGATATAACCCGGTGGACTATCAGTCGAAAGTCGAGGGTGTCGAATGGTACGGGACGGAAGTCGACTGGGCGCTCATTCACGATCAGTACGACGTGACGATACATGAATGGGTCGGCGGGCTGGCATTCCGGGGTATGCGCGGGCTGTTCGATGAATACATCGACAAATGGATGACCGTAAAGGAAGAAAACGGGCGGATCATGGCGGAAGAACGCGATGCCGGTCGAGAGGGTTCGGAACGCTGGGCCACAGCTGCGGGTCTGCGCACGCAGTCGAAATTCTCGCTAAACAACCTATGGGGTCGGTTCGCGATCAATCCGCTGCGCGCCGGTCGCATTCCTGATATCGACCCTGACGGTATCCCGTTGTACCCGCTGACGCCCGAAGAATACGGTGAGCCGACGTACACCGCTGTAGGGGTGTGGACTACCAGCTACGGGCGCGATCGCGTCATACGGGCCGCTCAGACATTCGGGGACGATTTCCTCATGGCCGACACTGACAGCGTTCACAAACTGGGGTACGGGTCGGGTGGGCTCGAAATCCACGAAACGAAGTTGGGCGCGTGGAAACGTGAGGCGGTATTCACGAAAGCGACATACCTTCGCGCGAAGTCGTACGCCGAGGTCATCGACGGGGAGGTCGAAACGCACGTCGCGGGGCTGCCGCGAAAGCTGGTCGATAACGAAGAACGCGCGAAACAGGGGCTGCCGCCGTTCCGAGTCGAAGACGTGAAAGTCGGGACGAAGCTCACGGGAAAGTTGATCCCGAAGCGCGTTCCGGGTGGGATCATCCTCGAATCGACTGACTTCGAAATCGGGGAAAAGGACGCGTGGGGGCACGGGCGGTGATATTGTCTCTCTCGCGACACCCGGACCCTAAGTGCCGTCTTTAACCCCCTGGGGCCCAAAGCCCGGTTATTGAATTGGTCGATGCCGAGGGGCATCCGCGACCGGACCGGCTATGTCCACCCGTAGCACCCCTGCCACATGTGGCAGGGGTGCTACCCTTTGGCGCATGACCACGCGTAAGCGCACCAACGCGCAGACCACGAACGACCAGCCGGAGCAGCCGGAGCAGCCGGAGCAGCCGGAGCAGCCGGAGCAGCCGGAGCAGCCGGAGCAGCCGGAGCAGCCGGAGCAGCCGGAGCAGCCGGAGCAGCCGGAGCAGCCGGAGCCCGGCCCCGAACCGGACCCCGACGCCGACGCAGCGGCGACGTACGAGGAGTACCTGTCGCAGCAGTCGACGGCCGAACTGCGTGTCATGCTGGTCGACACGCTGAGCCTGGCGCGTCGGATCAGCCTCGAACTGAGCACGCGCGACACCCCCGGGGAGCAGTTCTAATGGCTACGTCCATCCCCGAAGCGGTGCGCGCATGGCTCGCAACCCTGACCAGCGCCGACCCGACCGAAACCCCCGAGGAAGTCGGGCAGGGGGAAGACCCCACGAACGAACCCGACGCAGGTGTCGCTGCGGCGGAAGTCGCCGCCGCTGCCGCTGCTGAGGGTGTCGACCCCGCAGCTGCCGTTGAGACTGAGGCCGAGGTCAACCCGGCAGCAGCAGCTGCTGAAACTGAGGCCGAGGTCGACCCGGCAGCAGCTGTCGCAGCCCCCGAGGGTGATCCTGCACCCGCAGCCGACCCGGCGCGCGAAGAACGCACCGAAACGCTCCCCGAGCCCGACACCGGCCTGAGCGACGACGATCGCGACGGCATGAACGCTCTCGCAGTCGAGAACGAAGCGCTGCGCCAGGAAAACCGCGATCTGCGTACGCGAATCGCGCAGCTGGGCGGCGACGAAGCTCTCGGGATCGTCGAGGAAGTCGTCGAAGCGCCGGTCGACGAACCCGTCGAGGAATACGACGCCGAAGCCGATATCGCAGAACAACAGGCTGAGCTGGCGCGACTGCGCGGCCAGTAATTCATTCATCCGAATTCGTCAATAACCCGTTAGGATTCAGCACATGACGATCACCGCAAAAGACAACGTGTCACTGCTCGAAACGATCACGCGCGGCGGGCCGCTCGCGGTCGAGCCGAGCCCCGCAGCGCGGGCCTACTTCGCTGAGAAGCTGAAAGCGATCCGCCAGAACCCGACCGCCCATTCGGCGTTCTTCCTGAATGCGTGGATTCCGTGGCGAACCGCGTTCGAGAACCCGCGCGAATGGGAGTCGTACGCCGACAAGCTCGCAGTGCGTCACGTCGAGCTCGGCGCGCAGTCGATCATGCTCGACGCGCACGACGTGCCGGGTTCGGTCACCAACAACCCGAACGACCCCCAGAACCAGCTGCGGTTCGAGCGCTACCGCCCGAACTACCGCCAGGACGTGCTGTGGGAGAACCGCGACGAATTCACGCCGATCACGATCGACACGCGTGAAATCATGCGGCTGTTCGCCGAGGGTGGTCCCGACTCGACCAACGTGTCGGACTTCGCTTCGAGTCAGATCACGATGGCGGTGAACGCGGACCGTGCCCGCGAATTCCACACGCTCATGCTGGCGATCGGCACCACGGCGGCGCAGCCGAACCTGTTCCACGTGCAGATCCCTGACATCATGTCGCCCACGGCGACCGAGGCTCAGGCGCGTCTGTTCGCGTCGCTGATCCGCACGCAGGTGCTGGCGCTGGCCGACTTCACCAACTATTTCAGCCCCGCTCAGAACACGCAGACGGTTCCGAAGTCGCAGGTGCGGCTGGTCATCCGCCAGTCGGTCATGCAGCGGCTCGGGTCGCTCGCGTACGCGACCGCGTTCAACCCCGAGTACGTGTTCGCGCTGCCGGAAGATCAGATCGTCGAACTGCCCGACCACTACTTCGACCGTCAGCCCGCGCTGTCGGACAAAGCAGCGTTCATCGTCGACCACGGCACCGACTCGAAGTACGGGTCGCTCGTGCTCGTCGACACGTACCACGACTGGGGTGTCGACCGCTTCGATATCAAGGATTCCGAGAACCGTGCTCTCCACCACGCCTCGATCCTCGGTACGAACCCGTACAAGACGTTCGTGACGGTCGGAACCGGAAAGGGTACGCAGGTGATCAACCCCGCGATCGTCCCCGCGACCATCACGGGCGGTCTGTACGGCCCTGACGGCGACATTCCCGCAGGCGGCGACCTGGTGCGCGGCAAGTCGTACTCGACCACCGCGACGGTCGTCGATTCGAGCGGCTACCCCGCTGGTGGGTGGGTCGTCGATATCACGTCGCCGGTGTCGTCGCCGTCCGGCTCGACCACGGTCGGCCTGTACAACGCGGTCACCGTGGGGCTCGATGAGCCCGCCACGTCGATTACGGTCACGTTCAAGTCGCTGCTCGATTCGTCGAAGACGGTGACCCGCACGTACAACGTGGTCGGCACCGTGGCGGCGATCGACGGAACCGGCATCCTGGTCACCAACTCGGCTGCGCCGGTCTTCGCTCCCGGTACGGGCGCGGGCGGTACGATCACCTACACCCTGGCGACGGGTGAGGTGGCGGAAATCTCGTCTGACGGCGGGGCCACGTGGACCACGGCGGGTACTTCCCCGATCGCCGTTCCCACGAAGGCGGTTCGATCCTTCCGTAAGCGCACCGCGCAGGGGTACGTGTACCCCGAGGGTGTCGGAACCCGCGTGTACGGGCCGTACACCGCCGCGTAAGCGATCGTCACGGAACCCCCGGCCTGGTTACGACCAGGCCGGGGGTTCCCTTACAGGTAGGGTAAGAACATGGGTCGCTTTCCGGTAGACACCCCCTCACAGCGTTCGTCGAGCGACGGGCCGTTCGTCGGGGACGACGTAGCAAACCAGCTGTATCAACACTACTTCGCGCGGCTGCTGGCCGTGGCGACTACCCGTTACAGGTGGGTCGGGCTCGGGGCTCACATTGACCCCATGCGGGTCGAATGGCTGTTGGTGACGAAAGGGCTGTGTGCGTTCACATTCGTCAACCAGAAGGACGGTGAGCCGAACGGCCAGCTGTTCCACGACGACGAAGACGGCAATCTTGCTGTGTACGACGGTCGATTCACTGTGTCTCAGGCGATCGTCACGGGGTTCATGGATGACACGTACACCCCGTCGTCGTATCGAACGTTCGCGCCGACCGGCGCAAACGGTATCGCGTTCAATACGTTCATGCCGCTCGACCAGTGGCGGGGCGTACCTATCTGGGGTGACGCGAACCGTTCGTCGTACGACCTTATGACGATCATCATGTTTGCGCGTCGCCTAGCTACCGCGTCGCTGGTCGTAGACACGAACCTGCGCATGACCATGCGAGGGGCTGTGCTCTTCACCAGCCAAGACAAACTGAAAACGAAGCAAGTCGCTATGGAAGGTGTCATGCGCGGTATCGACATGTTCGTTACCGACGAAGACCTCATGCGGGACGTGAAAGCGGTCGACTTCGGGGTGCACCCGGACCAGGTCGAGAAATCGCACGTGGTGGCTATGCGTATCTGGTCTGAGGCGCTCGAAGCCCTCGGGGTCGAGTCCCCCGCTCAAGAGAAATCTGAGCGCCTGGTCGTCGATGAAATCGGCGCCGATAATTCACAGGTGGCTGCCGTTCGTCGGCTCACGCTCACGCCACGGCGACAGGCTGCGTCGCTGATCAACCGGCGATTTTTCGGGGGCCAGACGGTCGTCGAAGTGATTGACCAGTGGGATTAAGCCCGTGGCTGCGTTCATCTGGCCGTTCGATCCGGCTGTGTATGTCACCTCGGAATACGGGCCGCGTACGGGCGGGGCCGGCACTTTTCACGAAGGTATCGACCTAGCTCCCCCGTACGGCACGCCCATGCCCGCGGCTGGCGCTGGGCGTGTCGAGCGGAACGACGTACACCCTGCGTTTGGAAACCTGATCATCCTGCATCACGGCACGTTCGGTAACGTCGACCTGCGCACGGTCTACGCGCACCGTGTGGCGCTATCTGGGCCGCCTGTAGGCGGCGCAGTAGCTCAGGGCGACATAATCGGTGAGGTCGGCAATTCTGGCGCGTCACAAGGCGCTCACCTGCACTTCGAAACGCACGTGTCGCCTGTGGGTGGTCCGTTGGTGTGGAACACGTCAGCCAATGCGACGTACCGTACAGCGATCAATCCTCGAGACTTTATGGCGACGTACGGCGACGCAAACGGCGGTGGTCCTGACCCGCAGCCCGAAGCGCCGCAGCGCCGTCGTCAGCCGGTATGGCTGCGCCGCCCGCCTACACTGGGGTACAGATCATGGTGAACACGTGGTTCCGCCCCGACGCCATACAGGCGACTGTCGATCGAATCGACCCGCCGAAACCTCCCGCCGAACCGATCGGCGACTAGGAAAGGAAAACGAAATGCTCCCTATTCCGTTCAACAACCCCACGACCTACCCCGGTCACTCGGGCGTCGATTTCCCGCAGCCGCTGGGAACGTCGATCCCCGCGTCAGGATCGGGTGTCGTGACATTCAGCGGCTGGCAGAACGATCGCGCCGGATACGCGACTCAGGTCCGTTACGACGGCGGCCCGACCGTGCTGTACTGCCACCAGCCCGAGTATGCCGACCGGCCCGCAGCTGGTACGCGCGTGGTGCGCGGAACGCACATCGGGCGTGTGGGCTCGACCGGCCACAGCACCGGCCCTCACCTGCACCTCGAAATCATGCTCGGCGGCGGTGCCAACACCTACGCAGGTGTGTGGCGCTACTTTTCGGTAGACATGACCGTCGCGGGTGTCGACTACCCGTACTCGAAGGTCGTCCAGCGCGAGCAGGAATGGCTGCGTATGGCCCGCGGCGAACAAATCGTCCCGGACGGTCGTAAGGGTCCGGCCACGACTGCCGCGTACAAGCGGTATCAGACTTTCCTGCGGGCGTACGGCTACACCGGCGCAATCGACGGCGACTGGGGCGACGGAACGCAGGCAGCTCACGCGCGCTACTACGGTGAGCGCGCTGCACAGATCGCTACCCCGAAGCCGTCGCGAAAGTCGTCGAAGTCGGCGGGTCAGCTGACCTACGCCGATATCCAGGAAGCGCTCAACCGCCACGGCTACGGACTCGCAGTCGATGGTGTGTGGGGTCCGAAGTCGAAAGCGGCGCTGGCCGATTTCCAGGGTCGGAACGGTCTGACCGTCGACCGGATCGTCGGACCGGCCACGTGGTCGAAAATGAACATCGACTGATCAGCCACCCTCTCCACCTGTGAAGCTCGAACACGTGAACGCTGCCACCACGCCTACCCCGGGCATGGTGGCAGCGTTTGCTGTTAATGCGAGCTTCACAAAAGGGGGA